AAAATCGCACGTTTTTGCAGGTTGCATAATGTCAAGGGTTCCCGAGCGTTGACCTTTGGTCGATCCGCCTACGGCCCCTTGGGAGAGTTTACCCCCTTTGTGGGGGATGGTTTCAACCCCCCTTGCGCCGCGCCCCCCAATCTTGGGGGGCTGCGCTTTGGGGCTTGGCCCCTTGCCCCCTTGCCGTAGCGCGCGTAAACGAAGGCAGAGCCAGCTAACTACGGTGAAGGGCAGGGGCCTACAGCCCCTCGGCTACGCCGTTGTTTCAGCACGTCCCCGGCTGTCTGGCAGAGCCAGCCACCGGGCTACGAACTGAAACGCGGCCAAAGGCCGCTAAGAGAAGGAAGGAAAAGGGCCGGAGGCCGGACAACTCAATCGGGATTGAAGAAATCCCTCAATCGTCGCCCGACACCGGACCCGAAGAAAGAAAGGAAGGAAGGAAGGAAGAACGGGGCGTCAACAGTTGTCCTCGGGAAATCCTCGCCGTGCTCAGGGTCTTCCAGACCCATTGCGCGCGTCTCCGGTTTCCCTGCGGGAACTATTGACCCCCCGGCGCAGGGGCGCTCGCCGCTGGGCGTTCCTTCCGCCAATCACTTGAAGAAAGTGCTTGGCGGAAGGAAGCCACGCAGCATGCGCCCCTGCTAGGATTTGCCAAGAAGGGCGAGGATGAGGAACCCGCCTTCGAGAGCTACTATTGCGAGCCAGACCTTGAAGATCAGCCTCAGCATTTTTTATCCCATGGAACGAAGCGCCGGGAACCACCGTTACCCCGGTTGTCCTTTGGAGGGACACGCTTGCAGTCGTCAAGCTTGAGGTTCTCCGAATTCGTCCTGCCCGCTTCCTTCGTCCCGCGCGAAGGCGGTTCCGAGGTAGTCGCGGCCCGGTTCACCCCAATAGGGCCGACCTTGTCGGTCATATCCAGTGGGGGGCTTGATGGCGCTTCCCTTAGAGGTCCGCGCATCGACCGAGGGAGTTGATCCAGCGCCCGCGCCACCCGGAAGGTAGCGCGGCCCACCCCTGAAATATTCGGGGTGGGTTTCGCAGCCGCCATGCGCCGCGAACTCTTGGAATTCTTCGACATCGTCAAACCCCCATTGCGCAGCTATGGCCGCTAAGACACGTTCCGCCGCGATTTTCTCGCGCGCCTCTTGAATAAGGAGGTTCGACCGCATCTTGTCAAGAGGGGTTTGCCTGTCGCGGAAGGCGTCGTCGTCAAAATATGAGGCGTCCCGCGATTTGACAAACTCTTGCCGTTCCAGCTTGTCGAATGTCGCCCTTAGCCACTTCGACATTTGCGGGCGCTTGGACCTGTCTCTCACGATCAGGTTCAGATAATCGCGCCGCGTTGCGCCGGTCATTAGATAGACCTTTCCGGGGGCACCCCCGGGCGGCATGTATTCGAAGGTGGATGGCATGACGCCCCACTCAATGTTTCGTGCGGCTTTTTCCGCGAACCATTCAAAACCGAGAGCCGGTTTTTTAGAGCAGGAGGACCATGCCGTTTTTTTCGCCCCGTCACGGGGCTTGATGTATTCGCAGCAGTAGCGGACGGACTTTACCGAGCAAGACCAGTCCGCTTCGACGTGGCCATGCGGCCACTCACGGATATGGCACATATCCTTTTGAGGCATCCCGCGCGAGAGAGGTTGAGCGATTGTATAATCCGCCGCAAAGGCTTGGCGGTTTTCGAGTTTCGGAGCCGGGGTTTTTGGGTCTTTCAACTTCTTGAAGAACAAGATCGCATGAAAATGCGACCGGTCCTTGAGGTCGCCATATTCCCCCGCGACGAGATACCTTACTTTGTGACCCGCCTTACGCAGCCGTTTCATGAATAGTTGGAAGTGGTACGGATTTACAACCCGGTGGGAGAAGTCCTGTTTATTTTGAGGTGGGGCATAGGTGAGCGAGAGCGTCACGCTGATTTCAGAGGTTGCAGCTTCGCAAAGGCAACGGCCCACCCAGTCGTTGACGTAGTTTTCGCGGCATTGCCAGCAACTGCCGCAGGGTTTCGGGACTTTGATCCACTTCGGCCCGCGTTTAACCCAGACTGTCGATTGAGGGTCAGTGCACATTTTCGGTCCCTGCTTTTGGCGGTGTCACTAAAAGGGTATTTTGATCAAGGTAGTAACCCCGCCCGAATTCTTTCCAGTAGGAGAAGAATTCGGGCGGGCGGAAACACCCCGCTAAAAGCAGGGGGTTTCCTTTCTCATACGCCGGATGGCTTAGCGCAGGATTGTCACCGCCAAAAACGGCGACCTACGCAGAGGATTTTGCACCGGCATGCGCCGGATACGGTCACGGTAGTCCGCGACTTCATAATGCGCGGGGTCCCATGCGATTTCCTGCCCCAGTTGCAGCTTGCGCGCCTTGGGCAGTTTCGCATTGATCTTGCGCAGTTCATCGTTGACGAGCCAGCGCAGATAGGCCCATTCGCGCGGCGTCATATTCCACTGATGTATGCCGTGGACTAGGTCGAACGCTTCGCCGATATTGTGAGCCGAGCGCGGGTAGGGCGCTTTCGTTACCTTGCGCCGGATCAGATCGTCTTGTTCCGCCTTGGTGCGGAAGGCCGAATGCACATAGAGCGGTATCCCAAGCGTGGCCGCACGGAGCACGACCCGCGCGGCCAGCAGTTCCATGCGTGGGTCGCATTGTTGCCAATCGGCCCGTTGCTGTTGAGCGGCATAGACCGCAGAGGACAAGAAGAGGACGGCCCGCAAGCGGGCAGGCGTGTCCCATTCCTGATTATCGACCGGCTCCGGGACCGTTGCAAAGCGATCCTCCGCCGGGGGAGTTTCCGCGCGAGCGGCGGCAACGATGGCTTGGGGCGACCTCAGCCGCCCCAAGGCATACTCTTGCCACCAGCGCGTGAGGCGCTGGCCCGGCTTCATTTTGCCGGTTCCTTCGGCGGTTCCGCCTTCGGCGGTTCGGCCTTGGGAGGTTCAGCCTTGGGAGGTTCGATAACCTCGTCCTCCGCCGCCTTGCGCGCGGCAATCACCGCATCGGTGATTTCCCGTTCTTCGCGAATGCGCCGGATCATGGCCCGTTCTTCCAGCTTCATAAGCCGCACGGCCTTGGTCACTTCCAGCATGGTGCCGCTTTCCTGCGGCAACCGGTCGATATTCACGAACGTTTCCTCGTTCGCGACGACGAACTTGCGCGGAGGTTCCTTGCGGTAAACCTTGGCCGACCCGCCCAAGAGGGTCACTTTCGAGACTTCGGGGAGCGGGATGCGGTGGGACGTTTCCGCCCCGACCGAGACGGCAACGCCGAAGGTCTCGATTGTGAGGGCGAAGGGTTGTGACGACCGCAGGAGCAAGAGCCCTTGGGCTTCGAAGGACGTTTCATCGACTTCGTTCCATTCCAGAGGGTTGATTTTCATGATGCTTTCCTTGTTTGAGGGTCAGACGCCGGAAGTTTCGACGGCAGCGTAGTCGTCATTGGCTTCCGTCAGCACGTCGCCGAACTGAACGTTGCCGACGATGGAGCAGACGTGCCGCGCCACGACTTCGAAGGCCGGAGCGAGCGTGTCGGCGAACACGTCATGCGGGAAGGGTTCCGGCGCAATGTGATGGTGCGAGTTGAGCACCGGGTTGACGATATCGGCCAGCCAGAGGCCCGCGCGGGTTTCCGGTTCGGTTCCGCCCGGCGTGGCCTTGTAGAAGGCCCCACCAAGAGCAGTAGCGTCGCGTTTCCACTTGTGGTTCATGGGTTCATACCCATAGAGGCCCGCAGGCGTGGTGTGCTTCGCATCGACGCGACGGTTGAGAACCATATCAACCGGCAGGGTCCGCTGAATGTCGCGGAGAGGGTTCGGGTAATGGTCGAAGGTGGTACACATGAGCCATTCGTCCGTCATGCGTTCATCGAGCCGTTCCGGCAGGACTTCCACGGTGTAAATGATCACCCCGCCGACATCGACCTTGGGCGTGTTGAGGGACAGCGTGCATTGGGCGCGGCCTTCGACAACCGACACGTCGAGATTGGCGCTGTCCGTCGCGAAGCGTTCGGCGAAGCCGACAGGGACACGCTTGCTGTCGAGCAGGATCGGGCGCTTGAAGTTTTCCGCGCCGGGATTGATCCCTTGCATGAGCAGCGCAACCAACGTGTCCTCATTGTCGAAGCCCGTTGCGTCGTTCCCGGCGTAGGCCGCGTGCAGCTTGGCGTAGGCTTGCCGGATACGGGCTTTGTCGATGTCGTTCAGCGTCACGGAAATTTGCTGACCCGACATAACCGCCTCAATGCGCGGGCGACGGGACGCCCCCGCCGCGTTGTCGCTGTCAAACGCCAACGCCGTAGACGGCATGTCGTAGACATCTTGCGTCTTGTCGAACGCCGCAGCGGTTCCGCGCAGAGCGGCCCCTGCGGTCACGTTCGCGACCGTTCCAAAGGTATAGATACCGTCAATCGGCAGACGGCCCGCCAGCACGTCAAGATCCAGCGAACCCTGTACCAGCGCGGCCTCATAGTCCGGGACCACATGAGCGAAGCGACCGGACGGCCAGAAGGCAGGCGGCAGAGTCGTGGCGTTCGCGATGCTTTCTGAGGCATACTGACGCCGTGCGAGCCGCGACGAGTGCGCCGCCGCTCGGAAGTTCCAGATCAAGTTGAAGGCGTCGATAAGGTCCGAGTTGATGGTCGACCCCGTGGGAATGTGCAGCCCAAGGGACTTGAAGAAGTCCGAGGCCGCAGCAGTCGTCAGAGACGCACCGGAAATGGTGGTGAAGAACGGGGGCGGCGACCGATCCGCAGCACCGAGCGACTTGATCGGATCACCCGTCATGGCGTGGTTGAGTTCGTCCCGCCCCGGAAACTGCGGCATGGCCGTTTTCGGGACCAGCCACGCTTGGAAGTTGGCGACCACGGCGTTGATCAGGGGGCGCGGCATCTCAGCCAGCTTAAGGTCACAGCCGACCTTGCCGCCGACGCTTTCGCCCGGAAGAACCGGGATATAGCCCAGCGGGACGACGACGCCCGCACGCCCGGATGTCATGGCCACCCGGCTGTCGGGCCGCAGCGAATTTTCATAGGGCACAGGAGTAGAGGATTGACGAGCCATTGGCTTTCCTTTCGTCAGTTGGGAAACTGTTGCGCGAACCAATCAGAAGGAACCGAACCTTCAGGAGGTCGCCGTTTGGGCTTCTTCGAACGCAGCGGATGAACAGGGGGCATCAATTCCCACGTCCTATTCACAAACCCCGGAGGGATTGCGAGGGGACTGCCGGTATCCATCCGCCCCATCGACATCCGCGTTTTAGCGGCCTTGTTCTTGTTATTGGCTTCGATGAAGATGCCGGTCATAATTTCATCGACATCAGGACCGACCGGCACGACCGTTTGTTGCCCGTGCGATTGATAAGACACTGTGTTGTCCATCTCTTGCGCGGGGGTCGGGTTGCGATCCGTTTCCGTAAGGAAGCCGTTCGCTGGCCCGGTAACACGGGTATTTCCCCGCCCCCCGTTGAGAGCGCCGCCGCCAGCAACAGACTGGACAGGAGCGACGGCGTTAAGGGACCGTGCCCGGTCAACTTCGAGCCTAAGCAACTCGTTTTGGAGCCGGTTGTGTTCTTTCCGTCCCTTGGCCTCATCGGTAAAGTTTTCGTCAATGATGTCGCCGAGGACGGAAAGAGAGGCGAGGGGCGGAGGCCCGCCCATCTCCATGCCTACCCCTGCCGTTGCGTTGGACGCGCTAAGCAGGGTCAGACGGTTCAGACCCGTTGCCGCCGCAGCATCGGTCACGCCTTGCGCGGTGGACATGATGGATTGCGCCGGGGTCATTTGCTTCTTTTTTCTGCCGAACAGGCCGCCCAGAAGCTTGAGGCCACCCGCGATGATGGCGGGGTCCATCAGGCACAGCCTTGCGCGAGCAACGCCAACACATAGTCGTCGCACGCGGCTTCATCCCAACCCACGGCTTGCGCCTTGAGTTGAGCATATGTTTTGGAAGCGCGCACGCGATCCATATCGACCAGCATCACGCGCTCGGACGGCGCGGGCATGACATCGTCGAGCAGGGCGCGGGCCGGGAGGACCCGCGCCATCGGGAGTTTCAGTTGGCGCGCCATCAGAAACCCGCCCCCGAACAGAAGGCCGCATGCGCGGCAGGGTAAGTCACGGCGATAAAACCGCCGATTGCCCCAAGGATCAGGGGCGAGGCCGTCTTAAAGACGGTCAGAAGTGCATTGGTTTTCATGCTGTACTCCACAGGACGCGCTGGAGTGCGCTAGGGTCCGTGGTTCGATCTATGCAGAAGTCCGATAATGAGTAAAGTGGTATTTTTCCTTCCAGATATTGTGGCGAATTTTTGTCAAAATCGCACGTTTTTGCAGGTTGCATAATGTCAAGGGTTCCCGAGCGTTGACCTTTGGTCGATCCGCCTACGGCCCCTTGGGAGAGTTTACCCCCTTTGTGGGGGATGGTTTCAACCCCC